TGGTAGATGTGGATATTACTTTGGTTTCAACTTAGCGCGCAGGTGATCCACTTTGAAGTGGGCCAGTATAGCAGCGAGAAAGAATGCTCCGATGAGCTGCGAAAGGCCACTGTGCTTGTCACGAAAAGCAACGAATATCTGCAATGTTTTAAAATTGGAGTTAGCCAATGACTGAATATGACCTTAACGGCAATGGCAAGATTGACCTAGATGAGCGTGAACTGATGCTAGAAGACCGTCGCTTGCGCATGGAAGACGCCGACCACAAGCGCGATGCTCAGCTGCGGATGACGTGGTTTGCTCTGTTTGGCTTGCTGATATACCCGTTTGGAATAGTTGCGGCGGATATATGGGGATATGACACAACAGGGCAGCTCTTAGCTACAATTGCCCCAACATATTTCATAGCCATATCCGGCCTTGTTGCCGCGTTTTTTGGATTTAGTGCAATGGGAGCTAAGAAATGATAGGCCAGATAATCGGATCACTCGGCGGGCTGGCGGCAAGCTACATCGACGGCAAGACTGCCGTGAAGAAAGCTGAGGCTGAGACCAAGATGAAAATTGCCACTGGCGAGATCAGCTGGGAGCAAGCCGCTATCGAAGCCAGCAATAATTCGTGGAAAGACGAGGCGTGGACGGTGGCCTTCATAGCCATTGTGCTTGGCAGCTTCATACCCGGCATACAACCTTACATGGCGCAGGGTTTTGCTAATTTGGATGCTGCGCCTCAGTGGTTCCAATGGGCGATGTATGCAAGCATTGCGGCGAGCTTTGGCATTCGCACAGTAAAAGGGTTGAAAAAGTAATGTTTCTCGCGACCCTCCTCGTATGCTCAACGCTAGAAGCGAAGTCCTGTGTGGTGGTCGCAAACTCAAACAATATATGGTATACCGAGGCAGAATGTCAGGCCGACGCGATGAACTTTGCTTTGAAGTTAGTTGACAAAGGTTTTTCAGTCAGGCCGTATTGCTTCAAAGTTGGAGAAAACACATGAGTAAAGCAAAGCCCGCCAAGGGCAAGGCCCGCGTAAAAGTAACGGCGTCCGGCAAAAGGGTCAGCTACGGCCAAGCCGGTAAGGCGAAGGGCGGCGGCTCCCGCGTCAAGCCCGGCACGTCAAAGGGTGACGCATACTGCGCACGCTCTGCCGCGCAGAAAAAGAAGTTTCCAAAGGCTGCGGCTGATCCAAACAGCCCGCTCAATCTATCACGCAAGCGCTGGAAATGCAGCGGCACTAAATCGAAGAGGACTTAATGAAATGGGACTGTATTCAAACATTCACAAAAAACGTGCGCGCATTAAAGCCGGAAGTGGTGAGAAAATGCGCAAGCCCGGCGCAAAAGGAGCGCCAAAGGCCAGTGCATTTAAAAAAGCTGCCAAGACGGCTAAGGGCAAAAAGAAATGAGCAAGGCAATGGCAACGCTCCAAGCTAAAATCGGCACAACAGCCGATGGTGAGTTTGGGCCGAATACAGCGCGAAAAATCGCAAAGTATTTTAACCTATCCCCGGCACGGGGCGCTCACTTAATGGGGCAGGCGTCACACGAAAGCGGTGGGTTTAAGCGCACCCGTGAGAGCCTATACTATAGCTCACCAGAGCGCATACAGGCTGTGTGGCCCTCGCGCTTCCCAACGGTTGAGGACGCAGAGCCTTACGCCAAGAACCCAAACGGGCTTGCTGGCAAGGTCTACGCTGGCCGCATGGGTAACGAGAATGAAGCGCAGGCGAGTTTATTTATTGGACGTGGATTTCTTCAGTTGACCGGGCGGAATAATTACCGCTCGTTTGCGTCCGACATGGGTGTGCCAAAGGTTATGACAGACCCAGACTTGGTTGCTGACGATTACGCCTTTGAGACTGCGCTGTGGTTTTTTGAGAAGAATGGCTTGTTTAAAATTGCCGATGAGGGCGTGACGGATGACGCAATCAAGCGCATAACCCGCCGCGTCAATGGCGGTTATCACGGGCTGGATGACCGCAGCAAACAGAGCAAGAAAATCCACACTTGGCTTATGGCCTAGTCTAGCCAGGTTAGCTAAGTTGCGCGTCCAAGATCAGAAGGCCAGCGCGTCGGTAGGAAGAGCGGGCGAGCATTTAGCACTCGCCCGTCTTTCTCTTGCTGGTTATCTCTGCACTTTGTGCCAGATCAAAGACCACGATGCGTATATACAGACGGCCACACGCACGTTGACCTTACAAGTAAAGAGCGCCAGCAAGACGCATGGAATAGAGCAGAGGTACAAATTTCACACAGTTAAGAAGAGCGGCCCAAGGTCAGACGTTTACGCCTTTGTCGCGGTGGATCTTGATGCTGTAGTTTTTCGCCGAGGTGACGAGATAATCAAAACCACAACATATGTTTCCGAGGCGGAATTTCTAAGCGACGGCCCGTCGATGCAAAAAACTTTGGGCAGCTTCAAATAGTATCTTGCGGGTCAGTGTAGGGTTGATTACAAAGTTTGAGTGGGTGGCTCAACCGTAACCGTTTATTGGTTTTGCGTTACCGAATGTGCCAACATCATGCCACCCACACGATTACTTACTATTTAACTAAGTTTAAATTCTTCTTTAGTTTGTTTTCTAAGTCGGCCTCTTTAATAGAGTTTGGCCCTCTTGTACCCCTGAAAACTATGTTGTGGATTGATCCAGTTGCGCCTCGTCTTTCTGCAAGAAGAACACCAGCTTGATGGTTCACAATACACAAGTCATCTTTGGAAGTGTTTGATGGATCGACTAACTCATCACAAAGGGTCTGTGCTTTTTTTCGTATCGCCATATCAAGTTCTCTTGCGTCTTCGAATGTCTGTGCCTCAATATCAATAACGATAACGGCTCTTAAAGGTTTTCCCATTTTATTTCCTTTCTGGTTATGAGGCTTAATCAATACACTAAATAATAAGTTACGCAATGAGTTTTTTTAATGCATTTACACGATATTTTATCTTGCAATGATTTAATAATCCAAGTAAGGTTTTTTTATGCGGGAGATTTATTCATTCATCCCTCGTTTTTACCTTGAGAGGTTTGGTCACTTCTCGTCGTTAATTACAAAAGTCCCCGTAGCTTGCGCTACGGGGACTTTTATTAAAATATAATACCCACCAACGCCATCAAGCCAGCGCCGCTGACGAAGCCAAAGATGGCTCCAATCAGACCCGCTGCGTTTATCATGCGCTCCATTTCCTTATCTTGCATCATTCGTCACCCTCAAAGCAGTTGTTCAACGGCTGAATAGGTTGCTTACTGAAAACCCAACGCCATTGGCGCTTGGTGTAGCCTGGCACTTCAACAAAGTCACGCACCCGATAAACTTTGTTCGCTTCCCACATTTTCTTGAGATAGCTTGACGTGCGCGGCACGCTATCACCTAATAACTCTGCGGCCTCTGCGGCGGTCACACGTTGGTCATACGGTATCAAAGAAAACAGACGCCTGCCTTGCTCAATGCTGTGTTGCTTGCTCGCATCGGCTGCGCGGTGCATAGATGGGGACATTGTTGTTGGCCTGCGCGGACCAGACGGCAGAGCTTCGCGTTTACGCTGGCGATACATGAGCGTTTCAAATTCCCATAGACAGTGGCCATATGTGATTTCAAAGCGCTCATGCTTATCTGTGACGCCCTCCAGCTTTGCCTTCAGTCGCTCTGCGGCGTCTTTTGCATCTCGCGCTTTAGCACGTCGATTAGCGCTTGCTGCTCTTCCAGACGCTGCTTCAAGTTTGGCCTCATCTGAGTTTTCTGCTCCGTCAGCATTATGTTGTTGTTGCGCTCCAGCCTCTTTATAATGATCTGAGTTTGGTCCGTATTCACGTTTTTTCCTTTCTAGTTTTATGTTTGCCGCTGAGCATATGCGATGTATTGTTGACGGTGATACGCGCAATAATTCAGCGGCTTCAATTTGCGACATGCCTTGCTCGGCGCAGGCAAGGACGTGACGGGTGAGGGCTTCTGGGTCGTATTTCATTCGTCTTGCTCCAAGGGGTCAATCTGGCCTATGCCGTTACAAACGTCACACTCCTCCATATGACTTCCAAAGTCTCCATGCCAAGTTGAGCTTTGACGCACCCACACATCATGCTCAACCTCACCCTCTCCATCACACTCGGGGCATTTAATCCAGTCTTCCATAGCCTTCCTCCTTATACGTTTTTGCATTTGCCTTCATTGTCAGTGAACCAGACATGGCCGTCGTTTAGTACCATGTGGCCAGCTCCAACAAGCGCATCAACAGCTTGCTTGTATGTGGAGCGTGGATTGGCAGCTGAGGATACCTTGCCTATGAAATGATCTTTCAAAGTTTCCTCAGAGATAACCCAATACGTTCTCGGCTCTGGCCACCCAACCCCTCCGGGGTTTGGTTGCCCGACGCCCTCACCGCGCAGCTGCGTAAACACCTTGCGAATTAGAACTTGGTTCTTGCCTTTAATGCGCGGCTTGTTAGCCTCTTCTATCTCGCTTTCCGTAGCCTGCAAGACTGTGCATGTGGTCACGCTATCTCCGTCTTCATCAAGCCCAAGGTCAACCACGTTCAGCTTGAATTGGAACGTCGCTCCTGTTTCCATGTCACGTTGCTTTGTGGCTCTAGCAACGCGCAGGCCCGTGTTCTCATCATGGTCAAGCTCAATCTCTGTGTCGGTTGCAGCACGCAGGCTTGAGTGACCACGCGCACCTGCGGCTTTATCCTTGCCAGAGTGGTGAACCACGTCCAAGTGAGCGCTTGTTATCTCGCGCAGCTTATCGCAGTTGCCGATGAACTTTGTCATGTCCTCTGGCGAGTTTTCGTTGCCGCCAGCCATTGATCGGCTCAACGTGTCCACGAATATGCACTTAACCTGACCATGCTTCTTTGACACCTCACGACACAGCTTCTCAAGCACAGCCATATCAACTTCGCCATCAAGCAAGTTGACCGGAGCTGGACGCACAGCCAGCTTCACGTTCTTATGCTCGGGGTATTTCTTTTTCAGCGCAACCACGCGGTTGTGAAATGCCATGCCACCCTCTGTTGCAAGGTACAGCACGGAGCCACCAATAACCTTGTGGCCGTTCCATGTCTCGCCGCAAGCAATGTGCCACGCAAGATCAAGAGCAAAGAATGACTTGCCCACGTTTGACGGGCCGTAGATCACAGACATCTGGCCATCGCCAAGCCAGCCCTTCACAAGATAGTTTCGGCTGAGTTGCGGTATAGCGTCTTCCGGCATGAAGATTTGATCCATGACGCTCTGCACGGTCAATGCTTTCTTAGCCGCTGCTGGGCCTTGGTTCACCCACACGTCGGAGTAATCCCATCCATCAATCTCTGGCAAGATGTACTCGACGCCAAGCTCAGAAAATGCACGCTCGCATTCCTTGCGCCCAGCATCGTCATTATCGCCTGCAATAACAAGCTCTGCCTCTGGCTTGGCTTGTTGCAGGTTGTCAATCACGGCTAAAATGTTGCCTGCATTTAAAGCGAACACGCATGGCTTGCCTGTAGCCTCATGCACAGTCGCGGCTGTTGCCCAGCCCTCTGCAACATATGCAAACTCTCGAATGGGTCCACCTATGACGCTAAAGTTGCCAATCACAGGCAGCTGGTAGGAAAACCTTTTCTTGCCGTCGGCGTCAATAAACTGAGCGCCAACGCGCCTGCCCTTCACGTCAATGATTGGGATAGTCAGCGTATCGCCATCAACCTTGGCGTTGTGCAGTTTAATCTTTTTCTTTTCGAGGTACGGGTGGTCGCTCATAGCGTCACGCTCTGGCCAATCAATATCAACTCTTGCCACCTCCATCTTTGGCGTATGTCCGGGCTGTGGCCACAATGACATGTCGCGCAGTCTATCCTTGATTGACTTGTAGTCATTGCACTTGCGGCAGTTGACCATAACCTCGCCGCGAAACTCTTTAATCCAAAACCTGTCTGTGCCAGCACATGACGGGCATGGGCCGTGATACTCGCCCTGGGCAGTCTTTTTAAGCTCAAGATTGCGTATGATGCTGTGACCAAACTCGCTCCATTGAGCGGCTGGAAACTTGCTTTCACGGCTAAGATCGGCTACCATTTTGTCATACTCCAAGCAGGGGGGTGTTCGCGTATCTATTGTATAGCCCGACACTTTTGTGCCGGGCTATACTTTTATTTAAAATGGTATTTCGTCATCCATGACAGCATTTGCTGCTGGCGATGGCGGGGCGACTGGCATTGCAAATGGATCATCCACAGCTGCCGCTGGTGTCGCCGTGATGCTGGACGTAAACCCGCCAGACACAGTATCAAACGGATCATCAGAGCCTTGCATCTCAGCAAGGTCCAAGACCTGCACGGCTCGCAAGCGCAGTGACACGCCGTTTAAGCTACCTGTATTGTACGGCACAACAACGACTGCGACGTTGACCTTGCTTCCGCTGGTCAGCATGAAATCGTCCGGCAGCTTGTTGCGTTGAGCGTCAACTTGCTTTGGTGGCTGTGTCTTGTCACCACCGTAAGCGCCTTTCAGCTTACACTTGCCGATAACTTCACCGTCATCGTTGCGCTTGTATGGAAGCATTGATGGCTTCTCTGGCCATTTACGTTTTGTATCCAGCGCCGCAGCGTTAGAATATGCCTCCATGCAGATGCGATGAAGCTCTTTTGCCTTCTCGTCGGACATTACAAAGCTCATCTCATATGCTGCACCGTCGTCAAACGCATCGCATTTCACCGACTTGTTCTCATATGTATCGAACTTATAGGTGGAATTTAGACGCGGATAACGCGCGGTGACTTCTGTGATCATGTGTTGCATTTTGCAACTCCTCTCAATGTTGTGCAGCACCCCTGCACTGGGATAGGTTAAAACGCCTCTTCACTGTCCATCCATGCGGGCAAGTGAATTGTGTTTAAGTCTGGCCACTTCGTGCCGTATTCATCTGTTTCGACCGCCTGCTTTATGTCAACCAGAGCCGCAAGCATACGGTTGTGAGCGTGGCGCAGATACATCTCAGACAGCTCATGGCACGCAGTGACGTGCGGCGCGTCTTTCTCAATACAGATGAAGATAAAATTCTCCACGCGAATGTTGTTTAGTTTTAGGACGTGCATGTAGAATGCAGCCTGCAAATCATAGCCGAACTGACGCACGGAACGCTCAAACCCTCGCGGTGATGCGTCTTGGGTCGTTTTGATGTCCAGTACAATGCCAGCTTGGCGCAGGAGGCCATCTGGACGCGTCTTTAGGTCAATGTCAATGTCTGGGTCAGTGGCAAAGAAAGAAGCCTCTGCGAGCATGTCAGGGTT